ACAGGTTATCGACCCTTTGTTTTTAAAGTCATCGTCATTTTATCACAAAAATAGGAGGTTATCAAGTAGATGAAAGAGGTTTTAGGAAGCTTGCCGGAAGTTATCACGGCATACAAAAATTACAATCTGCTGGTTCCCACAGCAACGGACGTGCAGCTCAATCCATTCTACAAATTCCATGTAGAAGAGGTCCCGGTTGATCTGGGCGAAACCAGCGGAGACATTTTCAAGGTTGGCTCAGTTAAGACTGGGAAGCAGGATGAGAGAGGAAAGGATATCTGGGAAGATGTGTTTTCCTTATCTAAGCCATTACTCAACAAAATGGCTATGGCGGCCGGTATACAGTTCAATCCCAAGGAAACATATGGTGAACGCATTGACAGGGTCACATACCGGGCACAGGCTCAGGGAGCCATGCGCAAGGCTGACGGAACAGCCAGAACAGAAACCGACCAGAAAGTGATCTGCCTGGAGGATGAAGAAGAGAAGTATCGCATTGAGTTTGCGGATAAAGCTGCAAAAGGCATAACTGATGAAAAACAGGCACAGGCAGCTGCGGAAATCTTTTCTGGACAATGGGTGGAATCCAAGAACAAATGGGGGAAGAAATGTCAGGCGTTTGTGGTTGCGAAAGAAGACAGAGACAGATACATCGATCGCTCTGTTATGGTAAACATGGCATTGCTGAAAAAGACCTGGGCCGAAAAAGCTATGACCGGTGCGAAGCTTCGTGTAATAAGAGCTCTGCTTGGTGTAAAAGGCACATACACAAAGGCAGAACTGCAGAAGAATTTCGCTATCCCAACAGTTATTTTTTCACCTGATTTCTCGGATCCACAGGTCAGACAGGCGATGCTGACACAAGGCATGAACTCTGTGAACAATATGTTTGGTACACCACAGATAGCAGTTAAGAACGTGGATTTCGAATCTGAAAGCACGGTATTTACTCAGGACGATTTGGATAATCCAGCATATGCTTCGGATACAGAAAGCGAAGATGATTATCCACCAATGCAGGAACCGGATATTGCTCCCGAACCGGAGTCAGAACCAGAGCCGGACCGATCAATGGATTTTCAGTGCTCCAGATGCGGTGAAGTCATAAATGAAAGAGTTTATGAATATTCAATCAATAAATTTGGAGAGCCACTTTGCATTAAATGCCAGAGAGGAGGCGGACGCAGATGAAAATAATAAAGGTATCAACAGAATTGGAAATGTCCGTACATGAATTTCCGGAAGGGACTATGAGAGAACAGAACAAAGCTCTGTATGATCTGATCGGGAACGGGTGCGACATAGTTGAGCATGTAATGCCGAAGAGATTATACACAGAACTGAAAATGCCATCTACTCCTGTTAAAGAACCAGGGAAGTGTGTGAGCATGCTGATTGACGAAGAGGGAAGATTGAAGCCGAACAAAGCAAATTTGATCGGAAGTTATCTTTACGAATTTGATAAACACGGATGCCCCATTGTTGGAAATATTCTCTTTATCGGAGAAAAGATGGGAGATGATGGCGTTGAATTCTGCGGAATTAGCGAGGAGAACTTTTCGCTTTTAGAAACGGAATTGAAGAACATGATCACAGCGATGAAAGCAACAGTAAAGGAGATGAGCAAATGAAAATACTTCATACTGCCGACTGGCATATCGGCCAGTTTAAAGGACCTGTAGTGGACGGAGTAAATCTCCGTTTGCAGGACACAGTAAAATGTCTTGAATATATGGTTGAGGTAGCCCAGAAAGAGAAACCGGACATTGTTTGCATTTCTGGTGATATCTTCCACCAGGAGCAGATTGGTCCGGTACGGTACTCGGACGAAATGATTATTGCAACAGATACGATCACAAAATTGGCTGACATTGCGAAAGGGGTGATCGTAATGAGAGGAACGCCGAATCATGATGGAAGCGGACAGTTCAGAGTTTTGGATAGAATGTTTGTGAAAACTAGTCATGTGCATATAATAACAGCTCCAACTGTCCTTCACACACCATATACAGACATTGCCTGTATACCGGGATTTGACAAACAGGAGTTCAGAGCAAAATTCCCTGGTTTATCTGCAGACGAAGAAAATCTTGCATGGACGAAATATATTTCAGATATGGTTTTTGCATTGAGAGCAGAGTGTGAAAAGACACCGATTCTCATGGCACATTATACGGTTCCTGGTTGCAACATGGAATCAGGGCAGACTTCCTTCTTCACAAACTTTGAGCCGGTCATTCCAAGAGAAGCTTTAATGGCCGCAAGATATGAGGCGGTACTTCTTGGTCATATCCATCGCCCGCAAATCATTGAAGGAATTGACAATGTATTCTATTCCGGAGCAATCAATGCAATGAATTTTAATGATGAAGGACAGGAGCGTGGATTCTGGATTCATGAATTTAATGAGAAAGGCACTCTGGTAAAAGGACATAGATACACTACTCCATACAGACAGTTCCACACTATCACCTGGGATCCTGATGAAGTTGGCGATTATATCCGTGAAGGGGCTATGTATCTCCACAGAACAGGCATTTCAGAAGAGGTGACGGATAAGATAGTCCGGGTGCGGTATTCCTGCACATCTGAGCAGAAAAAGGCGCTCAACATTCCACTACTGCAAAAGAACCTGTATGAGCTTGGTGCATTCTATGTGGCAGATATTGAAGCAGAAAGTACTATTGACATCACGAACCGCGGGCTTCTCTCGGAGGAAAGCGACCCAAGGTTGAATCTGAAAAAATGGTTGGAGGAAAAGACATTTAAGAATCCAGACAAAATCGTGGAGCTTGCCGAGCCGATCATAGCAGAAACCATGAAACAGAGTACCACCGCAGAGATTCACGGCGTGTTTAAGCCGGTATCTATTTCTGTCAGAAATTACAGAAACTACAAGGAAGAAAACTTTGATTTTTCAGACATTTCATTCTGCACGATCAATGGAGTAAACGGTGCAGGAAAGAGCAGTCTTTTCATGGATGCTATTGTGGATTGTCTGTTTGAAGAAACCCGTGAGGGAGACTGTAAGGCGTGGATCCGAGGTACAGAGGATGCAAGAAGCGGTTTCATAGAATTTATTTTCGACATCGGAGAGAAACGATTCCGGGTAGTCCGCACCAGAACAAAATCCGGAAAGCCGACTTTAAACCTTTCTCAGTACGAAGAAAATGAATGGCGAAACCTGTCAAAAGAGAGAATTGTTGATACACAGGCAGAGATAGAGAAGCTTCTTGGTATGGACAGCATGACATTCCGCAGCTGCGCATTGATCATGCAGGATCAGTATGGATTATTCTTGCAGGCGAAGAAAGATGAACGTATCGCAATTCTTGGAAATTTACTCGGGCTTGGGATATATGGAGTGATGGAACTGGATGCCAGAAAGAAGCTTGCTGATTCCAGAAAAGAACTGGCTTCTAAAAAAGAAGCCGTCCGGATCAAGACTGACTTCATTAAGGCGCAGGGAAATCCAGAGGAAGAACTGGAGACAGTAGAAAAAGATATTCATAAAAAGCAGGAAGAACTTGAAAATCTGGATGCATCCAGAAGAAATCTGATCGAGTGTCAGAAAAAAATATCTGAGGCCGAGAAGGAAAGTGAAAAAACCAGAAATGATTTGAAAGAATGCTCAGAAGAATACAGTGCAATGGCAAACAATCTGGACCATTCAAAGCAGACACTGACAGCGTGCAATAATCTATTGGAACTGGCCGATACGATACGGGAAAAAGCAAAACAGCATTCTGAATTATCTTTACAGCTTTCCGAAGCAGAGAAAGACGTTATTAAATATAAAAATGCAAAAAGAACACTGGATAGCTATAACGAAGATATTGACCGCTACCAGAGGATTATTACAAAGAGCAAGCTCAGAAATGAGCAGATAGATTCTCAGATTTCTCTGCTGAGTTCCAGCGTTCCGACTGATCTGGAATACAGACTTGAAGAATTGAATCGCAAAAAAGAGGAACTTGATAGCCAGCAGGAAAAGAGATACCGTGCATCTGTTGCAGATCACGAACTGCAGCAAATCAGATCATCATATTCGAAGCAGATATCAGATGCAGAAAATAAACGTGATTATCACCAGACAAGGCTCAGGGAAATAAAACAGCAGGAAGAATTTATGAAAAATTCCGGATGTCCGGATATTGAAAATGCAAGTTGCCGATTTCTTGCAAAAGCAGTTGATGATGTCAAAAACCTTCCTGTTGAACGGGGCTGCTTACAGAAGTTTGAAAAAGAAATCGAAACGCTGACATCTGAAATGAACAAGAAGGTAGCGGAGAAACAAAAAGAAATTTGGGAGATCGGATACAATCCAGATCAGCTGAAGTTGTTGCTCATACAGGTAAATGGACTTGCAAAATATGAACGCATAAAGAAAGATGCGGAGCAAAACAAACTCGAAATTGCCCGTTTAGAAGCCGAAAAGGAATCGAACGATAAAAATATAGGGCAGTGTGAGGAAAATCTGCTACAGGTCAAATTAAAGGCCTCTGAGATAACGGAAACAGTTAATAAACTATCGGAATCAGTTGACAGACAAGAACAGATCAAACAGCAGATGGCTCATCTGCAGACTTATGTAGAACAGGAAAAAGAACTTCCTGTTTACGAAGAAAGAAAACAGCATGTTCTTGAAAGGATTGAGAGCATGGAAAAAGAGATGGAAAAACTTACTGACAGAAAATTCATTCTCTCTTCTCAGCTTACTGGTATGGATACCATGATAGAAAAAATGAAGGAAACATTTTCGGCAGATATGGTAGAAGAAACAGACAGGCAGATTCGCAGTAACAAGGAAACTCTCGGAGAACTGCAGATCCAGAAGGGGGTACTTCTTGAACGTCTGGAAAATATCGATACCATGCGAGGAGAAATCTCCACGCTGAATAATGGAATTGCAGTAGCTGCTGGCAGAGCGGACTGTTACGAAGCATTAAAGCAGGCATTTTCACAGGACGGAGTTCCGCATCAGATCATCAGGAACATCATTCCTCATATCACAGATACTACGAACAATATTCTTGGCCAGATGACCGGGGGAACAATGGGAGTGGAATTTGTCATGGAGCGCACCGTCAAAGGAAAGGACGGAGACAAGGCAACGCTGGATGTTCTGATCAACGAATATGGCAAGACAACTCTTCCATATGCTTCCAAGAGCGGAGGCGAGAAGGTAAAAGCTTCTCTTGCCGTTATCCTTGCCCTGTCCGAGATCAAGGCAACAGCGGCAGGAATACAGCTTGGAATGCTCTTTATTGATGAACCACCATTCCTTGATGATGAGGGCGCACAGGCTTATGTAGATGCCCTTGAGACGATCCGTGATCGGTATTCCGATGTGAAGATTATGGCAATCACTCATGACGATGCCATGAAAGCGAGATTTGGCCAGGCTGTGACAGTAATTAAAACAGATGATGGCTCAAAAGTAATCTACTAAGCGGAGGAACTTATGGCGAAAAGATATTATTGGTTAAAGCTTCCTGACGGATTTTTCCGTCAGAAGGCTATCAAAAAACTTCGGAAGATTGCCGGAGGAGACACCTACACAATTATTTACCTGAAAATGCTTCTTGTGGCGATGAAACAGGATGGAAGACTTTACTTCGAGGGAGTAGAAGCAACATTCTATGACGAGCTTGCCCTGGACCTGGACGAAGAAGTTGAAAATGTAAGAGTGACGGTTATGTTTTTGATTCAGCAGGACCTCATGCAGCTGATTGACGAAACCGAATATTCCCTGTCAGAATGCGCTAAAATGACAGGTTCTGAGAGCGCTAGTGCTGAGAGAATGCGACGATTAAGAGATAAAAAAGCGTCACAATGTGACATTGAAGTGACGGAACCGTTACGCATAGGTGACGTAGAGAAAGAGAAAGAGAAAGAGATAGAGAAAGATAAAGAGAAAGATAATAAAAACATTAGCTTGGAGCTTAAAGACTCCAAGCAGAACACGTTCATCTCTCTTCCTCTGGTTACA